GTAGTTGCGCTTACCTCTGGGTGGCACGGGTCTTACCCTTTGTTGCTATACCATCAATAGAACGTGTTCGTTTCGACATAACTACTTTGCCTCCGCCTGCCATCCTGTCAGCACCGGGCATCATGTTGGCCTGCATACCGGAAGCCATGTTAGCCTTAGAAGCCTTTTTGGCCCCTTGCTTTTCGCGCTTTTTCTTCTGCTCTCTTGCTGCAAGGCCAGATAAACCCGCAACAGGGCCTAAAGCACTCAACGCATCGGATATTGGACCCCTGCCTTTGGCAACGCTGTAGGCTGGTGAGAACGTCTCTAGAAAACCGCCAACATTCTTCTTTTGGGGCTTTTTCTTTATATGTCCACCAGCTTTTTTCCCTCTCATGCCAGTTAGATTATCTATCTGAGTTTGAAGCTGTATAATTTTTATTCGATCAGATCTTGGGGTGTATTTGTCGTCTGGGATTTTGTCTAACTCAGCCTGAAGCCTTTCGGCCTTTCTTATATTTTTACGAGTTCTAGATGATACTTTCATTTTATTCCCCTTTAGCTGCTGTTGCATGGAAGCTCGCGAGATTGTCATCGTAGCTCCTTCCTGTGAACTCTTCCCACATTGGTTTCAGCATGCTGTGTAGCTCATCGATCTTCTTACTATTGTCATCGATCTTCACAGACATAACAGCAACGCTCTTGTCCACGCCTATCAGCGTAGAGGATATCCATGTGACGCCAGTGGCGCACATGCCGACAACGGACACGAACAAAGTTCCGGCTATGAATTTAGAACTCAGCATTTCCATCTCTTCCTAGCCTGACGAAGCCTGCTATTTGGATTCTTTGCAGCCTTTGGGAACTTTTTCATTTGCCCAGCAGAGCGGGCGCAGAAAGACTTCCTGCGCTTCGCTGCTGCACTTCCGGGTTTTACCTTGCCTGTAACCGCTGTTTTCAGCTTGCTACCGGGGTTCTTGCGCCTGTAAGCCGCAACGCCAGCCTTTGTCATGCCAGCGCCGGACTTTGTGGGACGGAAGTTCTTCTTGTTTCTGGGGGGCATCTTAGCCTTACGCTCTGCCATGATGACCCCTACGAGAGAAACACCGTCACACTAGAGCAGGCCGTTAGATCCAGATAAACATCAGATTCAAACAATATCCCGTTGTCAGGAATATTGAGCGAGAAGGTGCTAGATGTGCCAAAGGCAACATCTAACTTTGTGGTCCCGCTAGAACCCCCATCTTTGAGAACAATTTTAGGGCTTCCTGAACCAGATGTTACCACTTGGATCTGACGCACACGAACTCTGCCATCGTACACCGTAGCGTCCGCTGTTTTGGTTACCGCGAATACATCAGACATAGACATCGCAGCCTCCTTAGAATACTGAGTATTCTAGTTCAACCGTGAAGCGTCCAGCGGTTACATCAGCGTTTACAGTGGTTGTGGCAGCCGCATACAGGTGCGTGCTTGCGATTGCTGCTGTCACGTTGGGGACGAAGATGTGGTAGTTCCCGGCTGTATCATTGAAGTTGATGTCGATTTCAGTAATAGACTGAGTCGCGCTCAACTGCTCATTAAATGATGTAACGCCAGCACCAACTATCTCTGTTCCCGAAGAAACGGCTGCGTTTGTCGCTGTACCGCTCGTAGCACTAAGCTGAAGGCTGCCCACAAGAGTTTGACCGGCAGCCGTTGTGATGCCAATCAACGCCCTGTGAATGAAGAACTTTGTCGGGGTCACAAGGCCATCAGGGGCGTCTGTGTTAAGCGTTCCAAGCTCTACGAGAACATCTCCATCTGCATATGCAGTGCTGGCCGCATCTGTGGCAGCAAGGGAGCCAGCGAAAGACTGGATCTTCCTTGTTCCCATAGAAACAAGCTGTCCAGTGGAGTTTACAGAAAAACCAGTTTCTGTAACCACACCAGTGGTGCTGCTTTCATTTATGACGTTGAATCCGCCCTTGGACCGGACGGGGCCTGAAAAGGTTGTATTTGCCATTTTGTACTCCTGTCGTGGCAAGTGTCAGCTTTCGCTGTCAGGGACTTATAAAGTATACACAAAAAAGGGCGGTATGAAACCGCCCTTCTTATTTTTCTTGCACAGAAAGTTATAGGTAACTTCCCGAAGACTGAATCAACCTCCGCGAGAACCGAACATTCCAAGCGGGTCGGATACGCCAAAGCTGTAACGCTCACGGGCTTTGTACCGTACATTGCCGGTATCAAAGTCACCGTCCATTGAGGTTGCCATGGGCGTCCTGACAAAATGCTTCATTCCGTTAGGAACGTCAGTTGTCAGGAAGAAGGCGTCAGTATCGGTCAGGTAGTGGTTGACGCGATACCCCTCTGGGATAGAGCCGTTAGAGCGGATGGCGTTCAGATCGTTGTCAGCGGTGCCGACACGCAGATCTGTTTCAAGCAAACGAGTTGCCACAAACATCAATGCTGGCGGGACAATCAGCTTACGAGGACGCGCTGCAATCAGAAGGCCGCGCTCATCTACATAAGCTGCGATCTTGATTACTGCGTCTTCCAGTGATGTCTCGTTCAGATCAACATCTGTCGACGGACGGTTTGCGTTGTTTCCACCAGCTACAGTCGGGTGAGCCGTGCTGAACAGGGTTACGCCATCTCCAGAATTGAAGGTGGTAAAGCCATTGTTCAGTAGTGCTGCTGCCTTGACCTGCTTGGTGTACGCCATGGCCCGTGCGAGAGCCTTGGTGTAACGAGCCGAGAGAGCATCGTACAGGTTGTCTTCCATGGCCTCTTCGGTCACAGAAAAGCCCATTGCAACCGTTTCGTGGTTGTAACGAGCGGTGTACGACTCTTGCGCGGAATCGAAGCTGATAGCCGAACCCTCGGGCTTAACTGGCGCTGCGCCAAAGCCTGATAATTTGACTTCCTCTTCAAAGCTACGCTCTGAGTTCTCCGTTTCATAGATCTCAGCATGCTCGTTTTCGTACTTTTCGTACTCCAGACCAAACAGTGCATTGAGACCGGGAAGCAGCTCTTTGAGGAGTTGTGCGCGTGTAATAGCCATTTTCTACTCCTTACGCCGAGCCAGTTGCGAGTGCATGCTGGTGGTAGTTAAACTTACACACCAGAATGGGGAAAGACGTTCCCTTCTCATCGCCCTGATCACCGCCAAGATAGTCAATAATCCGAATTGGATTTTGAGCATCTGTGCTGATCTCAGAGATGTCCAACGCCACGCGGCTGACTTTCAGCGAGGTGTTAGGAGCAGTTTGAACGAGAAGAGTGTTCTTGCCATAGATATCACCTGTATTGGTCGGTGCAGCATCCGCTTGGATGGTGAAGAGAACATTCGGGTCATCTACGACATACGCCATGATATCCGAAGCAGCGGTGCTTGCCGGATACAGTTGGCTGAACGTCTTTTGATTGGTGTTCGGATCTGTGAACGAACAACCAAGGAAGATACCAACGATATCGATCTCAGTCGAATCATCGCCAGTGGCGGCCTGCTTTTCGATTGTGGTTGCGGTTCCACCGTCAACCAGATGAACGATATCACCTGTGGCAATCGCAGTACCGTAGCCAGATGCTATGGGGTACTGACGGAAAACCTCAAGAGAACCGCTGTCAAGACGACCAATCGGGCGCAGACCGAAGGGAGCGGCTATTGAAGACATGTGTCTCTCCTTCTAATCAAGCCATTCAAAAATGGTAAGCGCCCCTAGAGGGTTACTTACCAAACGATGTTTTAGTCGTGCGCTCTGGGTTCAGAACGGGCATGCGTGGATCAGACTGACGGAGGTAACTGTTATCAACAGCATCCTGTTGATCTTGGTTCATCTTTTGGTGCGCGTCAGTTCTTGAATCAACGTAATCTGTGGAGTTTTCGCAAAGCAGCAATCCTCCAACCTCAACGTTACCCTGAAAACGAGAATCGTGATCAGGTATAACATGTAACTCTGGATGATCCTCTGCCTTAACCGGAGTCCACCCATTGCGGAACTTGGACGACACGTTCTTGTTGTCTGCATCACCCATGATCGATGTGCGTACCCAGCGGTACTCAACACCATCACGAGGCTCTGGATCAGGCAACATGGTCGGCCTTTGCCATGTCTTCTTGCGCTCTTGATTGTCTCTTGACTCGTTTGAGCGAGGTGTCCGGTTAGACATTAGATGCCTCCTTCAAAAGTTGCGCCGCATATTGTTCGGGAGTTACTCCAAGCCTCTTGGCGAGGGAGACTTGAGTTGAGGTCAGTTGCACTCTGCGTGGTTTTTTTGCACTCCTATTAGCGGGGGCAACCACGTTACCAGTCTGACGGGGCGGTGCTTCCTCAATCTCTACCTCGTCAAACTTGTCTGGAAACCTTTTACGCATAGCCTCATCGACTGCGCTGTAATACTCTTCTACCCTTTGTGGGTTTGCTGGATCAATACCATTCTTTTTTAACTTTTCATGAACACCGAAAGCAAATCCAGTCATTTCTTCATCTTGGCCAAACCATTCGTTCTGTGCCGCCCACTGTTTCGTGCGGTTATCAATTTCATATTTTGGTTGCTGCACTGGCTGCTCTTGAGGAACCGGAGTCTCCCGCTCCCTCTTGGCTGGCTTGTATGACTCTACCTTGAACTTTTCATTCTGTAGAGCGGTCAGTTTTTCCTGAGCTTCGATCAGCTTGTCAGGATCTCCTGTCTCATAAGCCTCTTTGTAAGCCGCTTTTGCGGTATTGATCTGAGCCTCAACACGGCCCTTCGCCTGCTCAACAAGAGTAGACTCCCCATCTTCAAGGGTTTTCCGCAGCTTGCTATTTTCTTCTTGGACCTTTTGAGCGTAGGCAATGGCCTCCTCACGAACCCGCTGGGCTTCTTCTTTTGCCCTACGCTCTTCGTGATACTCGTACTTGATCTGCTTGATGCGCTTCTGAACATTCTCTCCATAGCTGGAGATCTCGTCGTCCTCGCTTACCTCTGGCTCTTTTTCAGCCTCTTTCTTGGAGCGATTTCGATCTTGTTCTGGGGTATCATCGACAATGTCGATTTCAAACTCCCCAGCATCAACGGCCTCTACCTCGTTCTCTTGAGGCAGATCATCAAACTTTTCTGCGGGGTTCGTACTCATGCTCTTGTGTATCCTCTTGGGTCATCGACAACTGCTTCTACAGTATCGTCATTGATCAAACGAAACTCCTGCTTATCAATTTTAAAGCGGGTGCCTGAATAGGATCTGAAGATAACGAAGTCTCCTTCTTGGCAATACGGGCCATTCGGGAACTTGTCCTTGTCCATATAGGCGTCAGGACCAGACTTGACCACGAAGCCAATGACTGATGCTGTCTGCTCTGCTGATTTGAGGGAGTCGGGCATATAAACGCCGCTGTCCGTCTTCTCTTTTACCTCTAAAGGCTTGATCAAGAGTTTATAGCCCGAAGGCTCTGGTATTTTGTTTGCGACCTTTTGATCGACTTCTTTGACTTCAGAGTACATCTGTCTTCCTTGCAGTGATTGAGGTTCACAGTACCTTGCGGCGTTACCCGAATTAGTCCTCTTGGAGCAATTTTTCCAAATCTAATACATCTCTCTCTATTAAAGCAAGTGCTTCTACTTTGCCAACAAGTCGCATATAGGAACTATAGTCTTCACAGCCCCCACCAGCCATGTGATCCGCTATGTGGTTCATGTACTCACGAATCTTTTGCCTAACGGCTTCTAGTTCATTCATTGTTTTCTGTTATCTCCCTAGCTATTTCACGCCCAAGCTCTATTCCGTCCCTAATGTCCTCTCGACGGATATTCTCTGCGTCTTGGGCGATTTGAACACCGAGTCTCGCGCCTTCACGCTTCTCCTCTGACTCGATACGATCCTTCTGTACTTCAACATTTGCTGCTTTTGCTTGAGATTCTGACTGCAACTTAGCAACATCAAGCTGCTTCTTATGCTCAAACTCTGCTTCCTTCAGTGCAAGCTCACGCTGCTGAATTTGAGTAAGAGGATCTTGCTGCTGCTTCATGGCTTCTTCTTGCGCCATCTCTGCCTGATCCTTCTTCAGCAACTTTGCAGCCGCCTCAGATGCAAGACGTGAAATTTCTATTTCGACATCTTCCGGCAGAGGCTTCTCTTCATCCGGCATGCCCACACCAAGATTCTTCTCAATCTCTTTACGGTACTGGAACGCCACATGCTCTGTGACATGGGCTGCCATGGCTGCTTGGATAGCCCCAGCGAACGGGCTTTGACCTATGATCTCTTGCAGTTTTGGATCTTGTGCTGCCGCCAAGTGAACCTGAATATGGGCTTCGTGGTCCTGATATTTGAAAGCTTTGACAGGCTCCTGCTTCATCATCGCCATGTTCTCTGTGACAGGATCTGATGGCTTTATGTCATCAGGCAGCTTGATGATCTCATCAGCATCCTTGATGCCAAGAACTTCCAGCATCTGCCTGTGCAGTTTGCCCATGTCATACAGGTTCGGGGCTTGTTGCGCCAACTGTAGGGCCGCCTGATACTGGACAACACGCTGGGACATGGTAGCTGCATTTGGATCAGATACCGGAACAACGTCCACACGATCATCAAAATCTTTGCGGCGGTCAAAGTCGCCATCCATCTCGTAGGCGTACTCTGAGGGCATATAGTCCTTGATAACCACAGCGAGAAGACCAAGCTCCCTTTTGAGGGCTGCATGTAGTCTGGCCTGAACGCCAGACATGACCTTCATGCTGCGCTCCATCAGAGCGAGTGTCGTTCCTACCGGCGCTTGCGGATTGAGGTTTCCAACTTGTACATCCGCAACGGAGCCAACCCGTCTCCCCTCTTCAACGATATTTCCAAGAAGTTGATAGAGGACTGAGGACGGTTCTTTGTAAGGAAGGAATGCAATAGAATCCCTGATTGCACCGCCCGGTACGTCCACGTCGCGGAACTCACCCGGCATGAGAGGCGAATCATCACCTTTAATGCGAAGACCCCTAGCCTTGAGGCCAGCAGGGAGGTTCGATAGCGTACCAGCATCAATAAGCTGGCGAAGAATAGAAGTGGCGCTCTTAGCAAGACCGCCAATAAGATGAATAAGACCCGTTCCGTAGAATCCGAGGCCCGGTAAGTAGCGATAATGTACGAAGTGTTGTCTCTTACGCTTCTTAGGATCTCCCTCATACCAGTTCCTTCTTACTGACAGGACGATCCTAGACGACTTGTCTAGGGTGACGACATATGGACGAGCTATGCCGTCAGTATCATCAAACGGCTCTGGCATGTTCAAATCGACATGGGCTTCCAATATTGTGTGCCGGTCATCATCTTCGATGACTGCACTTTCGCCCTCTATCTCGTCGTACTTCTCCTGAATGTCAGAATAGTCTGGCTCAGGGTCCGGCAGTTCTACATCGCGATAGAAACCATTGACCTGAAGCTCAACAATCTCATTCGCGTTCTTCTTCATCACATGCGTGTAACGCGGGCATGTGGCGAGATCAGATGCTCCATAGGAAACAACGAAGTCTTCTGCCGGAACGAACATGGCAGCAGGGCGTTCCATAAGCGGATCATAGTAAACCTTTTTGAACGAAGAACCGGCCAGAGGAAGGCGGAAGAGCATCTGCTCTGTCTCATCCCTGTACTCTGTCATCTTCTCTGTCAGAAGATAGTTCATCTCCTCTTCGACACGCTGTGCCTGTTCTGTCTTGTCTGCGTCTTTACGGCCAACAATCTTGGTACGCACAGGACCAGAGGCGGGGAATAGCTCTCCCATTGCCTGTGCTTGGAAACGAACAACCGCTTCTGTGAGGAGGGGGTGGAACACGCCAGCAGCACCCTGCCAAGGCTGAGTGCGCTCTTCAATCTTCATTCCAAGGAGATCAAGTCCACGGGTGTAACTTCTTGCCCAATCACGGCGGGACTGCTTATCGCTCTCAAAATCAGTAATCAGTTCAGATGCGAGGGACTCAAGATCCGCGTCTTCCATGTATTCAGCAAGATTGGCGTCATGCTCTGGACCCATAATCTCATCGACCATATCACCAGAGAAGTCTATGACCATTGCGCCGTCGCTATCAGATATTGAAACCGCTTCAGGGTTTACAATCTCTACCTCGACAGCCTCTGTGCCTTCAGCCTCCACTTCGGATGGTGTCATCTGCTTTTCGACTGCCATTTCAAATCCCCTTAATAGTAATCAACCGGCCTTCTGTAGGTCGGTTCATCATCCCACTCATCCATGGTCGTTCTGATCCAGCCTCCTTGACGGAATCTCAACAGAGCCTGAGTAGTCGAGTCAACTAAATCATCGTGGTCTCCAGATGGGAAAGAGGCGCACTCTTCGATAACCTCGTCAGCCCACCGAGTTGCTGGACACCATATAACACCACTAGCAAACAAGTCACTGACAGCATTTACGCGGGCTATCTTATCCTGACCTCGTGAAGGTGTAAACTCCGTCACCGGGATGCCCATAGCACGAAGCTCAAATATCAGCGGAGACCCCGCTGCTTTTGCCTCAACGATCATCTGATCTGGCTCATATTCCCAATATTTTTCGTATGCAGCCCTTTTGAGATCAGGAAACTCCAGCTTTTCCTTGTATGCGTCCAGCAATATAAGATTTGGATGAGAATCCCCGTTCTCGTCGGGGTGGTAGAAGACTCCCCACGTTGTACAGGCGCTATAGTCGGCCCTTTGGGTCTTTAAAAAGGCCGTATCCCAGCTTTGAATGATGGCTTCACACGATGGGGGGTTCGTCCTGTCCCAATCCTGCCACCATTCCCGCTTTATCAGCGCGCCTTCTTCCGAAGTTGGGTTCTGTTGGTACTGAGCAGACCACTTTGAGACAGGAAGTTCAGCTTTTAGGGACTCAAGCTGGTCAATCGGCCAAAATTCAGGCCACAAAGGCTGGCCAGATGGCATGATTGCAGGGAGTTCTATCACTTCCCACTCGTCAACACCCTCTTTTTGGGTGACAGACTTGATAATTTTGCCTGTTAGGTCTCTTGTGGACCACCTTGTCATCACAATGATGATGGCTCCCCCCGGCTGAAGTCGCTGTCGGGGTCCGGATGTGTACCATTCGTAGGTTTTCTCGTAGACTTCCGCATTGTAAGCGCCGAGTGCTGCCTCCTGCTCCGAGTGCGGGTCATCAATGATTAGAACATCCGCGCCCTTACCCGTCACAGCACCACCAACACCGATAGCGAAGTAGTCACCGCGCTTGTTTGTGTTCCATCTTCCCGCTGCCTTGGAATCAGAAGACAATTCTATGCCGGGGAAAACGCTTTGGAAGTCGTCCTGACCTATAAGGTTCCTCACCTTACGGCCAAAACCAACTGCCAGTTCGGCAGTATGTGCCGTCTGAATGATCTTCTTCTCTGGATATCTGCCAAGAAACCATGCCGGGAACAGGTATGAAGCGAACTCAGACTTGGTATGTCGGGGTGGCATGTTGATAATTAGACGCTTCAGTTCACCGTTTGCCACACGCTCAAAGGCGTCTGCCATGATCTCATGGTGCCGCCCACCAATAAAAGCAGGCCACATCTTCTTTACGAATGTCAGGAAATCAACACGCGACTCTTCGCGATCTTTGGCATCTTCCAACTCGACAATCAGGTCGAGCATCTCTTTCTGATCTTCTACAGGAAGGGTGTTTATCTTTGCTTTGATCAAAGCAAGATCGTTCATTCACAGCCTCCAAAAGTAATGACGGCGGGGAGCGGAAAGGAACGCTACACCCGCCGGGGACGCAGGGAGACTGACATCCCATGAAACTATAAACGCAGTCTCCCTATTTAACCATCCCCTTATGTGGCATCTACCTTTCTGGGTCGGCCCCTCTTTCTCTTGGGTGTTGTAAGAGTGGCACTGGCCTCAACAACCTTCTTGGGTCGTCCACGTTTTTTTGGGGGAGCCTTGCCATCAACCCATGCTTCATTGAAGCTCGGTGTTTTCTTATCGTCTCCCACAAGTCTCCCTTTTTCATCCCTAGCTCTTTCGGGTTCTCCCTGAACCAAACTAGGAAAGAAAGTCTTCATAAATGCTTTTAACATCATTTTTCCTTTCTGACAGTTAAAGCCCTTATATTATAATATATATATATTTTAATAGATATGACTAATATACTATAATATATTTATATAAAGGGCTTGGGAGACAAAAATGCCTTTTTTACAAAGCAACATAAATCATTTCAAATGTTGGGTTAGGCGTGAATACACATGTAATCACATGAGGTATCACGGTGAGTTTTTGCATGCGATGTGTATTGCAGTGACTACCATGCCTAATCGGTGTTTGAGTTTTCAGGTGATATTCACAGGATGTGAAACAGACGACGAAGATGAGCCGAATGTGCATGGTGGGGCTATGTGGGCAAGAATGCCCATCACGGCTCTAGTGGGGGATACCCCCTTTGAAGACTGGCCGGAACCAATGCCCGTCCACTACGCCCAGCCATGGGATTGCATGTCACACACCCACTCGGTCTACACGCTGAACAGGGCAACACCTTGTCCGTGGTTGGCAAAAGTAGATAGTGACTTCTACCCGGCCAAGTATCTCTTCACGGTGGATTACACTGACAGTGAGATTGCAGATGATCCTGCACAACACAAGCAGAGCCATGTCATGGAGCTTCTGGACGCAGGAAAGTGGACAGGCAACATCATCGCATTGCCCAACAACCGCGTGAGAGTCACACATCCAGCGTGGTTTGAAACAGGTGAAGGCGCACCAGACTTCCTTCCATCACAACATATCCACTACTCAAAGTCAGATCTGGACTACACCCTAGACACAACTCAGATCTTCAATAACCTCTATGCAGAGGATGAGTAAGTTACAGGTAACTTTTTAAAATTTTTTTATAATACCCACCCCCCTAGGATTCCTAGCCACATAGAATACCGTTTAATCGCGTTTTAAGAGCCTTGTGGCACCCTCAAATCATCAAAGGGGTGGGGTATACCCAAAAACACTCTAAGGACGCTGTAGGGGCTTTATAGCTATTCACCAGAGAGGGGGATTGGATGAGTAGATCCTCATGTATATACGACCGCAGTGCCGCGTACTGTCACGGGG